TTCTACACCCTCAGCTGGACTATCTGTTGCTTGCCCTGATTCAGCTGGCTGTTCAGTTACTCCTGAATCTTCTGAACCTTGTGGCTGTGATTCAGTTTGACCTTCTACCTGTGATTCATCTTGTGGGACTTGTGGTTCTTCTCCTTGTGGCTCACTTGGTGGTAGTTGATCTTCTTCGTTAGGGAAAGCATCTGGGTTAATGTTAAAATCTAAACCATCTAAGTCTTCATTATCAAATGAGAACATTCCAGGGTCTATATCAGGGGAGTTAACATCTGATTCAGTCGGAGCACCTTCAATAGCTGATTTATCTAAGTCAAAATGTCCGTCCTCTAAAGGTTTTTCTGGTTTTTTCTCTTCTGTCAATTCTTCTGCTGTCTTGTCTTTGTTGTACATTAATTCTGTTAATTCTAACATCATAGCTTGTACGGAAGCAGCAGTCTCCTTAAGCTTAGCATTTACTTCGTTACCCTCTGTAACCGCATTACGTAATGACTCTAGTCCAGCTGTTTTTGTTTCAATTTCGTCTAATAGTTTTTGTAATTCATTTGTTTTCTCCTCTAGAGTCTGTAGAGCTTCTAGAGGGCTGAACTCCATACTTAAAAGTCTTTTAGCTTCTTGACGAATTTCTTCGTGTGTCTTACCTGTCCAATCTCCACTTAGGAACATTTGCATGTCTCGGATCGGATATTCTTGGTATAAGTTTACCTCTGTACGGTTAGCCGAACGGCGGTAAACTGGTTGACCTTGAATTTTGTACATAGTTTTGTATCTCCTTTTTTTATGTTGTTGTTTTATTATTATTGGCTGTATTTATTTTGGTTATTTTAAATAGAAAATAACATCTAGCTCTTTTTCTGCATGGTCTTCGATGTTAAATTCATCTATAACCGATTTTGCTCTAACTGTATCTGTCACAACAATTGCTTTTGTTGTTGATATTGCTGTCTGTCTCTTCAAGACTCCTGTATTCCCTATTTCAAAATATTTGAACTCTATATCGCTCGCCCCAAGTATCGCTATTTGAGTATCACTTCTTACTACTGTGACTCGTTTGCCTAGCCGCTTCATAATACTATTTTCTTTATAGTATAGCTTGATTTTATTGTTGAACACTGACCACCCAGCATTTTTAAGTGCATTTTTTATCATATCGTATTGCATTGTGATACGTTTTGAAAAGTTGCTGTAATATGAAGATCTAGCTGGAATAATGTCGAACTTAACTCCAAGTATCTCCATATGCGAGAATATCTTTTTGAACTCAGAAGTACTAATATAGTCTTCTCTATGTCGACCACCAAAAGTATCTGGAATATTATTTATATACAAGTAATTCCCATCGGCTGTTAAATCTATTGTCACTTCATATTCTTCGTATTCAGGTAGTTCGACAACATGATGTTCGTTAGAGCCCCAAACAACCTTCCCACTACTTAAGACTTCTTTCATCTCTTTCCCGTTACTTTCAATTAACTTGTACATCACGCCACCTCTTTCAGTGACGAGATAGGGTAGGCAAATCCCTTAATGACGGGGGTTAGCTTACCCCCCCCCGGAATTTTCTGACATTAAAGTTTCCGAGGTTATAGCTTCTTAATCCAGTAGCCGTCTGGATAGCTTGAACTTTATCGCTATTATGGACTGTAAAATCATTGTAATAACTTACTCCATCTGACTGGATAACTTCCACCCCTTCAATTTCAAATGCGCTCCAATCACGACCTATTCCTGTAATAGATATATAACTTCCTGCATTAAATACTTCAACTCTTTTCGTTTCAAAAGCTTTTCTGCTTGGACGTTCTATTTCAGGTTCTGGTATAGGCTGTGGCTCAGGTTGCGTTTCAACCACGGGTGGTTCTGGTTGAGAAGGTATCGCTTGCGTTTGCGGAACTCGTTTATAGAATTTAATCTTTATATCGATTCCGTATTCATAGTTAGCCCTCATAACATCAGCTAAGTTTGAATTTCTCACTCTAGATAAGCTCGAGGAAATTCTGTTAATGTCAGAACTATTAATCCTGACTCCTCTATGTTCAAAATAATCAAATTCATTTTTGCCTGGCAACCCTCGCATGTTTGTGATTACACCAAAATTCGTGAAATACACGTACCTCTCGAACATTTTTAGTCCATTCTCGATACTCTCAATCTCCCATACAATCAAACCATTACTATACACTCGACCTAGCTGTTTATGATTGCTCCAAATTAACTTATACATAACAAACCACTACTCCTTCTCAACAAACACAAGCTTGTCAGTTGAGTCACTAGGTCTTTGATTATCTGGTCCAACCCATACGTCAAGGTATCTGTTTGTAGCAGAGTTTTTAACTTTGCCAGCGTTAGCTTCCAATTCTCGAATCTTATTCTGTAATTGAGTTACTGTGCTACGTAAAGTCTCTAGTTCACTTGTACTCGCTTTTTCATTCAATTTACTTTCCATGTAGCTCTTAACAATTACTGAGTTACCTGGACTGCTGTCATTTGGTGTTACGACATCTAAGAAGCCACGACTATCTAATTTAACCACTTTATTTGCACTAGCTGACGTTCCAATTCTATTGGTTGTATTCGTAATATCAGCACTATCATGCGTGTGGCTAGTCCGTGCATAACGTGAATCAGCAGTTGATTGCGTAATCCCATTAACCGTTCCACCTGACGAACCTGCTTCTCGAACTTTTCTATCTACATAGCTTTTACGTACTGCATGATTATCACTCGTTGGATCAGCTGTAATGTTTAACTGTCCATCTGTACCAGTTTTAACAACTTTACTACTAGCATTACGCCCACCAATATCAATAGTTACATCAGATTCTGATAAATACCCAGTGTGCGTGTGATTACTATCTGCTTTTTGTCCTAGCTTTTCGTCTAGGTAACTTTTTACTACAATCGACTTACCAGGCGAACTATCAGTCGGTGCTACAATATTCAAGAAACCTGTTGAGTCCGTCTTAACAATCTTGTTTGCACTTGCAACTGTTCCGATAGCTGTAATGGTGTCAGTAATGTCCGCACTCACGTGGGTATGATCTGTTCTAGCATATCTTCCGTCCGCTGTGCTTTGTGTTAGATAGTCACTCAAATTAGGAGCAGATGGAATATCTATTCCATTAATCTGTTCTCTAACATATCCCTCTGTCCATGATTTCGTGGCAGGTTGATTTGCTCCATTTGGTTCAGGCAAATTCATGATACGATTATTACTCATATCAACATTTGTTTCATGCTTAAATGTGTTCCTATCTGCTTCAAATAGAGTTCGACTATGTGTTTTATCGTAAGCTCCAAATTTCCCAACAGCATTTGTAAAGAATTCATACTGATGATTATTCTTTTTCAAGAACAATGAAGCCGAATAATTCCCGTCATTTGAAGCATCTACGGTTAAATGTCTACCCAATGTAGAAGTGGCAGCATTAGAACGTATATATCGTTCATCTGCTTGCTCCTGTGTCATTCCTGAACTAGGGGAGTTAATATTAGCCACTTTATTATCTACATATGATTTATTCACTAAGTGATTATTATGTGTAGGTGTCAACCTCATATTGATGTAGCCATTGCTATCCGCCTTGATTGGCTTATTGGCAGAGTCGGTATCTAATGTGTCAATATGTTCAGACTTTTGATGATATCTGCCATCTGCGTCCGCTTGCGAAATGAAGCCTGCCGCACCTAATGCACCAGGGATGCCTTCTAGAACTGTATTGACCTGCCTATCTACATACTGTTTATTTGTTGCATGATTGTCCTCTGTTGGTAGTGGTAGACCTTTAATAACATTCCCTTGAATGTCAAAGTTCTTCCAAAAGTCAACAAAATATTTGCGAGCCGTCATGATATTGCCAGACTCACTATGATTAATCGTTAATGATGGAAACTCCCCACCGTCATATTGCAACCCAAAATCGCCAAACGATAATCTGTTCCCGATACTCAGATTGTCAAAGCTTGTGTGCGTGTGATTCGTTCTAGAGTATCTCTGGTCTGCCTGTGCCTGCGTCATTCCTGAGTCAGGCAAGCTAATGTCTGCCAATTTATTATCAACGTATAACTTATTAACGGCATCCGTATTTTCAGTTGGCGTATTAGTTAACGTCAATCCACCACTAGCATTAGACTTTAATGGTTTATTCGCCTTATCAGAAGTACCAGGATCGCTTATGTATTCAGATTTTTGATAATATGTAGTATTGTGATTGTGGTCTGAATTGGCTTTCTGCCCTAGCTTAGTATCTAAATATCCTTTAAGAACAACTGTCTTGTCGGGAGAACTATCATTAGGAGCAATAAAGTCGATAAAACCGTCAGAGTCTGTTTTGATTAATTTGTTAGCACTAGCATGCGTGCCAATACGTGTGATTGAGTCACTAATATCACTACTTGTATGTGTATGACTTGTTCTAGCGTATCTAGAATCTCCATAATCACGACTAACCGCATCTTTACCAGATGTGGCATTCGCTACATTATTGATACGCTTGTTATTCATGTTCAAGTCTTTATAGAATTGTGATGTGCTATTATTCAAACGTAAAAGTGTGGAATTATTACGTTTGTCATAAACACCAAAATCTCCGTTAGCATCTGTGAAGAACTCATAATGGTTGCTTCCACGCTTTAAGAATAGCGATGTACTACGATCATTTAAACTATGTTCAATCGTAATGTTGTTCGTGAATGTATTAGCCTGACTATTTTGTGCATACCTATTGTCTGCATTACTCTGAGTCATGTACTGTGATAAATCAACATTTCGAGCTGAATCACGAATTTTTTGCTCAATCTGATCGTTCGTATATAAATTTTCTAGTTTTTGACGGAACTCATTTGTGAAATCATTAGCAGACAAAGTCTTCCCGTCCACTTTAGCTACTTTAGCTCGTAATTTCTCTTCGACTTCACTTCTCAATTCTGACACTAAATTATTAGCATCGGAACTTTTGATGTAAGACGACAAGGCACTAGCTAGTGCCGAGTCATCAGTTACATTGCTTAGTTGTTGAACAAGATAAGACTTAGTAACTAAATCTAGATCATGTTCAGTCTTACCTAGGTACGTTACCATATTATCCCACCACCGTTACATTAAGTTGTTCCTCCGCTGTAATTGGCTGTGCGGTCTTAACAGTAATGTTATTTTCGTCAGTTACCTCAATATCAGCTAGTACAACTGAATAAGGTGCGGTAGCTTGTGTCAATAAGACTGACACGTTACGTGTGTTTAAATCATGTTGTACAACATGCTCTCTAGCTGTTCCGTCTCCAATTTTCTTGCTGAATTTTTTAGGTGCACCTTCTAACGCTTCTAATAAGGCTTTGTGTGACCCTAATTTAGTTGCGATCTCTTTTAATGTATCTAAATGTGCTGGTGCACTATCTACTAAGTCAGCAACTTTTTGGTCTGCATATTCTTTAGCTTGACGGATAGCTTCTGCCTGAGCGTTTTGAGCTGCTCCACTTGCTTCTTTTTGAGCTAGTTGCTCCATAACTTGACTATACTTAGTCTCTAGTTCAGAAGCCTTGTCCAATGCACTCTTCAATGCAGCTTGAACTGTCTTATTTTCTTCTCCGTCTAAGTATTTCAACTTATCAGCTGAGATAAAGTCTGCAATATCTCCGTCAATGCCATTAATAGCGGTTACAATATCCGCACCTGACATTGAGATTTCGCCTAATGCTTCATTGAAGCCATCAATCTGAGATGTTTTAATCTTAGTTGATGAACTATTGAGTAGGCGGACAATATCTTCTCCACTAACAGGCAATGCTTCCCAAGCTGTTCCACTGTACACTTTAATGTGGTTGTCACTTGTGTCGAAGTAGACTTGTCCTGCTACAGGATCTGCTGGCTGTGTTGCTGAGTTTTGTAATACAGCTTTAATCAGTTGATTTTTGTTAATCTCTAAGTTTGATAAAAAAATTGCCATATGTAATATTAACCTCTCTTATTTGTTTAAAATGACTTTGCCACTAAATGCACTTGTAAAATCTACTCGTATCTTGTGAATCGACACATAATTAATATCCCCATACACAACATAACCATTATTATCAATAACCGTTACAGTTGGATAGCCCTGTAGGTTATGTATAATCTCCCATGATTTAGATGGGGCTTGTTGCTCAACAATCTGTACATTGCGAATATCTGGCGAGTCCATTTTCTCACTAAGTGTACGTTTTAATTCTTCTAAGTCATCATGTGAAGCATATTTATTGGAGCTAATATCTGGTGTGTCGTCCTCACTACCAATATCGCCTTCCTCTGGCTTTTGAGGTTTGTCTTCTTCTTCGTCCTCTTCTTTTCCAGGTGTCAATAAATGCTCTTCACGTAATCTTTGTAGTATCTCTTCAATTAGATCTTCTTTTTTTGGTATTAATTCAATAATACTGTTTGAACCAAATGAACTACGACTAATCTTAATACGTTCGCCATAGTTGTCACTAGGGAACGAATGTGATCCGTCTACCACGATTTCAATATCATATGTGTTTTCTGGTAGCCATTGATCTATTGAGAATACAACTATGTCATTTTCAAGTACATCTGTTTCGATTCTGAGCCATACGTCATTTTTACGTGTTATGTATACAGTCGCTGTTTTACCAACTAGACTACCTTTTTCAATTAAATCTTCTGAGTAATTCAATTGATATTTGAGCGGTGTCCTATCTGACTGTCTTAATGTTCTTCCTCGATTTAATGATGTCAATCTTAATATATCTTTTGGAAGCACGTTATGTCCTCCAATCTATGTTATTTCCATTCCTCTTGCATGCGTTTAACTGCTGATTCGATAAACACTTCAACTTGGCTATCTTCAATTGACATGCCACTCTCATCTAGTGTTTTTTTCAATAAGTCAACAGCCACTTTTTTCTTGTCTACTCCACGTGTGTTTGGATAGCGTTGCTCAACTGCTTTTACAACAAAGTCTGAAACGAATGAGTATTGTTTCAATGTCTCTGTCATACCACGAGTATCTAAGTATGCTTTAAACTTAGGGACAACAAACCCAATAATCGCTAGTAAAATAGCTGTAGCTAAATTTACTAGATGTGGTGTTACTTCTGTTAAAAATTGATCCATTATGTATTCAATTCTCCTTTATGTATTTTATTATGTGTTTTATTATGTAGTATATTATGTAATAGTAATTGTGTTATTTTTAGTGTTAATAAAAGTGTTATTTCATGTGTTATTTCCTATATGTGACTCTAAGTTTTGGTGTATGCCCTGATCCTGCATTAAATGCACAGACATGTTCATCGTCCATTTTTTTGGTGTATAATGTGACACCTTTTGAATGCCCTTTTTGAATCTGCTCAACCAATAATTTTCTTGCATCGAACCATTTAGCTTGACCTTTTTTAAACTCTTCCGCCATGTACCAATATCCACGATTATCCATTCCTGCTGGTGGGGAATCGCTATCATGTGTTCCAATAATGGCATAGCACTTATTCACTAACGTCCATTCACATCGCAGGTACATTTCCACTTTTAAAATCTCTGCTCCTTCAAGGTCTTTACGCATTTGTTTATAGTCAAAACCAATCATAGAACCTCTGTTCCCATAATTTGTTTCATTCTTTTTAGCTTTGCGATGACCTTGCTCTAAAAACTTACTTTTAGCTTTTTGTGGTAAACCTTCACGTCCAACAACATATGTCCAGCCTGTCCATATCTTATGGGGGTTACCTATATTGTCATTCCACGACACAATGTTTGGTATGGTTGTGTTGTGCCATAGAGCATAATGAGAAACAGTATCTCCCCATTTTGCCACTCGTGTCTTGACCTTATAAGCTCCCTTGCCATTATATGGCTGACTCCATGTCGCTTCATATGTCTTAGTGTATTGCTTTTGTGACTTGACTTCTGGTTCTCCCCAAGTCTGACCGTCCCACTTATACACCTCAACAGGCTTGAACTTTTCTCCGTTATAGGTCTGAATGGCATCATCTGCCCCGACCCATTTACTTCCGTCCCATTTATAGATTGTGTTTGTCATATATACCACCTATACCTTTATACTTTGATCCATACTGAACCTTTAGTATGTGTTCCAGTTGGTTGGCTAGATGATATATATAAATGTTTTCCATTAATAGCAAATGTGCTAACAACATCGAATACTCCCCGACTACCGTTGAATGAGAAGGCTTTCTTATTGTCCGCCCAATCATACAGGTAGGTTTCCTTTCCGTTCCGTGATAGCGATGACCCGTTATCGCTTACTGAATTTTTTAATCTTACGTGTCCATCAATAGAGGTTAAATCGCCCTCTGTTTCAAGTTTTCCTGTATTATCTATGTACATTTTCCCAATACGCAAACCTCCAGCTCCCACTGGATTGAAGTTTACATTATTGATAGCTAGTGATCCATTGTTCACGGTTAGTTTACCGTTAACAGTTAAATCTGCATTAATTGTACTTTTTACGTCTTTACGCAGGAATTGAGTGTGAGATATTCCGCCTAGTTTGTCAGCATCTAAGCCAGAATAAGCCCCGTCATTTCCTGAGTGCCAAATTTTTGCTCCACGATCTGTAGTGATTTCACTACCTGCGAGAGTTAATTTAACCCCACTACTTCCAATTTGAGTGTTTCCTGAGCTATCTGTCCCAATGATATTGTTACCATTCGTACCAGTCAAACCTCTACCACTTGAAAGATTTAAGTCAGATTGCAAAGCTCCACCTTTTAATCTGACATATCTGTCGTCATGATTATGGCTATTCAGCTGACTTCGCAGAGTTTGTATTGCATTCTCTAAGCTTTTTCCACCAGACTTCCAGCCTGACTCATTTCCGTCACGTTTGACAACATTAGTTTGAATATCCCCGTCATCTAAGATAAGTGTATATCTGATAAGTTCTGGATTATTCATTGAACCAACGGCTTGCACAGAAAGGATAGCTGTTGACCCTGCTCGGTATGCACTAGGCAAACCTGATAAATGAGCTACCTTGTATAGTCCTGTAATTTTAATATCTCTATAACTTCCACCGTTAACGGCTTTCCCTTCAAAAGCTAGCTCTTTAAGTGATCCTCGCTCTTGATCCTGCCCGTCTACAATCTTGACTTGCTTATCGTCTGTTTGAAAGTGAAATGTATCTTTGCCACCGCTTCCAGTTGTTAAGTTATATCTACTTCTTTTAATTGCCAATTAATTTCCACCTTCTGTCTAGTTAAAGATTGCTCTTCCTGTAAAAGGTTGTATAAATCCTACTTTAATTTGATTTTTAGACATATATTGCACGTCTGAAAATACTAAATTCCAATCTTCGTCCACGAATGTGACACAAGGGTATTTATTAAGATTATGTGTAATGAGCCATTCTTTAGTAGTGTTTTCTTGTGAGACAACAATTTGCCCACCAGTTCCGTGATTACTACAACCAAAGATAGCCTTCCCAGTAAACGGTTCTGCAAATGACCCCTTAATTTTATTCTTGTTTATGTATTTATAGCCTGCTAATACTAAATTCCATTCAGTATCTACAAAGGTAACGCATGGGTATTTGTTTAAATTATGACTAATCTCCCACTCTGTAACGGGCGTATCTTTTTCTACAACAACTTGTGTCGTAGGCACCGCTTCCTCAATAGTTGTTTGAGATGTATCCCCGTCTGTTGAATGCTCAATTTTCGGTGGTTTAAACACATGTCCGTCATCTTCTGGAATTTGATCTGTAGCACCTGACTCACTAGACGAACCGCCCTCTGGGTCTTTTGGTGGTGCATAGAAGAACTCTCCGACATCAACTGTGCCCCTTGTATACTCCATAGGAGCTTCGTTGTCAGCTTCTTCAAAAATACCGTCTCTACCACTTATGTTCTTATTCTTTTCTTCGTCATAGAAGACAAGTGTGGGAGATTTTTGTGTCTCCCCACTTTTCCCTACAACTACTTTTTGTCCTCCGTTATCGTATAAATCTTGTACATATACGACATCTTCTTCTTGTATCCATGTATGTAAATGCTCTGGGAGATAGCACTCATAGATTTGTTTATTGATTTCTACAAATATCTCATATCCTCTAGGGGGCTCTGTAACAATACCAATTTGACTTGTGGTTTTGTTTGAGCGAGATAATTTTATATCCACCAACTTATCTATCGTTTCAAGTAGTGCTTGTTGCACGCCCTGCTTTTTACTCATTCTCCCACCCCTAATCGACTATTTCAATAAAGTGTAGTCCTGCTGGGGCTGTTCTTGGTGCACTTCGTCCAACATACAGTTTATCATATAGTTGCCATACCCCTCTAGTAGTTGAAGGATTGCTATTTACACTATCAGACATTGCAATATAGATTAACTCTTGTCCTTCCGTGCCGTAAGAAACGGCATCTCCAGTCACATATCGCTTACTGCTATTCCACTGTCCTTTGAAGATAGCATTTAGTCCAATATCCCCTTTTATACTTTTTGACCCTTGGATCCAGTATGTGTTACCCGATCCATTAGGTCTGTTTGCTTGTGAAGATGTGTGTCCTTGTAAACAAATATAAAAGTCTCCTGTTTCGGGGTGTGTAACTATATTTTGTGCAGCATAGTGTTTTCCTGCCACCCATCGTCCAACCACACTAAAGTGGTCTGCGTGGTCTCTCCATGCTGATTTTTTCTTGTCTATGTACCCAGTAACTTCTGTGTTGAAAAACTTTTGCATGGCAACTAATGCGTCCCCAAACTTGTTCCATGTTTCTGGTGTGATTAAGTAGTCTTGCAATTCATTGGTTAGAACCTTGATTTGCTCTTGCTCAGTATGGGACAAATCTTCTTTCGCCTTCATTTTGAGCTGAGTTAACTTTTCTGCTTTAGATACCTTATCTGCGGGTAAATCGTATAATTCTTTAAACGTATCTACCCCATTAGGGAAATTACTTCGTGACAATATAATACTCCTCTCAAAACATATTCGTCCTTATACAATATTGTACATCAAAACGCTTTCAATGTCAATACTTTTTTCGACAAATATGTTAATTATTTTTCAATTTTTATTTTAAAACCAATTGAATCTGTTGTCGCTTCCGAGTTGTTGAACACGCTATCGGCATCTAGTGCTTGCCCTGTGAAATTAAGGAAGTATAACCCAGCAATACTGCCAGTATCTACTTCATTAGGGTCTGAAAGTTTCTCCCATAAATTCATTTCACGCATTTTATTAAGCACTAATTTCTTTAATTCTGGCTCTTCCATATTCATAAATGATAGTAATTTTGTTAAAAAGTTAATTGAGATAGTTCGTTGCTCTTTTAACCTTTGGAACATATCGTCCCATTGTGCCCGTGATTGCAGATGATAGATAGCAGATACAATCATATATCCAGTTGTATAATCT